TCTGACTTTACTGTAATCACATCATTTGCAAGAACTCCAGACAACAGATTACTTGTTATTGATATGACTAGAGCAAAATTAGAAGGTCCAGACATTATTCCAGCGATAAAACGCGCAATGGATAAAAATAAGCTAAAATATGTAGGTATAGAACGCCAAGGTTTTCAGACCACGATAATCCAGATGGCGCAACGAGCTGGTATTCGTGTCAAAAATCTTAAGACGGATAAAGACAAAGTTACGCGCGCACTTCCTTTATCTGCTCGCATGGAAGCGGGTGATGTATATTTATTACGAGATACACATTGGCTACCAGAGGTGGAGAGAGAAATTATGACCTTTCCTGCTGGAGCTCATGATGATATTATCGACACCCTAGCCTATGGCGTACAAATGTTGCAAGAACAAAGAAGCTGGAGCGCGTATTAATGGCTGAAGAGAAGTCAAGATTTTCAAAAGCGTTAGATTGGTTGAATGCACCAACTGACGCAAGAATTAGAAGAGAAGCAAATCAAAAAGGTTTAATTGTAAACCAATCAGAGTATTCATATCTTAATCAAGCAGTTATGGGTTACAACACCCAATCTGGTTATTTTGACCACAAAACATTAGCAGAACTAGGTGACGGAACTGGAAACTCTGCTGTTATCGCATGTCTCAATGTATTGGCTACTGCATTTGCAGAACCGGGACTTTTAGTTGCTACTAGAAATAATGAAGGTGATTATGCACAAGATATGAATCACGAATTAGCAAAACTATTCAGAAGACCTAATCCTTATATGACACAACAGTTGTTAGCAAACTATATTGTTACAGCTTTAAATGCAAACGGCGACGCTTTTATCTATAAAAACAGAAATGCTAGAGGCGTAGTTGTTGAGCTAGTCCCTCTTATGCCTCACTTGGTTGAAGCAAAAGGAAATGAGAATGAACTTATAACTCATTATAACTATCAACCACAAGGCGGTGTACAGGGGGAAGATTCTGTACGCATAGAAAAAGCAGATATGGTTCACTTACGCCAAAATGTTGACCCTAATAATATGAGGCGTGGTCTTGCTCCACTTAGAGGCGTTCTAAGAGAGATAGCAGGAGACGAAGCAGCAGGACAATACACTGCGGCTTTATTACATAATATGGCGGTACCCGGAGTAATTCTCTCACCAAGAGATGACGCTATGGGTGGCCCAACGAGAGAAGAAGCTGAAGCTATTGCAGATATGTATAAGCAAAAGTTTGGTGGTAAGAACAGAGGTGCGCCTATGGTCTTATCCGGTGCTATGAATGTTGAAATAGTATCTTTCTCTCCAGACCAAATGAAGTTAGCTGAATTAAGAAGAATCCCAGAAGAAAGAGTGTCAGCAGTTCTTGGCGTTCCAGCAGTTCTCGCCGGCCTCGGGGCTGGATTGGATTCGGCGACTTATTCGAATACAAAAGAACTTAGAGAGTTCTTTACAGAGTCAAAAATGGTCCCAATGTGGAACATGGTTGCGCAAGAACTGACTCATCAATTGTTACGACCAGAGTTCGGCGGAAATGATAATCAATACGCAGAGTTTGATATCAGTAATGTTAGAGCACTAGCTGATGACAAAGACAATCTCTATAAACGCATGAATACTGCTGTTCAAGGAGGTTGGGTAACAATTGGCGAAGCAAGAAAAGTAGTTGGTTTAGAGGCTGATGATAGACATGATGTTTATTTAAGACCTCTTAACATGATTCAAGTTACAGAAGATGGTTCTCCACTTCTAAATGACCAACCTACTAATGAACCTGCACCGGCAAATAACAATGATGATGAAGAGCCTGCAACTCAAGATGACGAGAGTAAGTTAACTACTATTGATTTACCGCCAGAAGTAGAAAGAGAAGATGTTGTTAAACCAACACCTACTTATCTTAATGAAGAAAAATATATTGCAGAAATGCCTAACGGTGCTTTCTGTGTTATAAGCCACGAAGATGGTGAAATAATAAAATGCTTTGATACAAGAGCAGAAGCAGAAAACTTTTTAAATAATAAAAAAGAACCAGCTGCTTTGATGAAAGATACTTACACAACTATTGAAGAAGCACAAGAGAGAGCTAAAGAATTAGGTTGTGAAGGTACACATTACATTGAAGTAGACGGAGATAAATTTTATATGGCTTGCGCTACACATCAAGATTATTTAGACGCAGTCTACAAACCTAAAAAAGACGGAGATATAGAAGAACTTAAAGTATCCCTAGAAGAAGCAGAAGCAATGTACGAAAAAGGTGATAAATTACACAGTCCAGAAGAAAAAGCTCCAAAGAAAATAACTAACTTTCCAAAGAGTGGTGATAATCAAAAGATAAGTTTATCTAACTCGCAACACTCACAGTTTCCAAGCTACGCGTATGTTAAAGATTTAAAAGAGAACTGGCCAGAGATTTGGAGAAGAGCAGGTACCGGCGGTAACCCTCCTACTTCATTTACTGGTAATGACGCTTTTAATAGATGGACAGCGTATAAAGGTGGAGATAGAAGCGAATCAGTTCTTAACTGGGTTAAGAGAAGAGAACGCTTTATGAATCGTCATAAGAAAAATAATAGACTTAACGGCATTATTGCAGTTATGAAGTGGGGCGGAGTAACAGCTGGTGGAGTTTCACAAATGAAGTCTGTTGTAAATGATTACAAAAAAGTTATTAGAGAGAGAAGAAAAAAATCTCTTGATATAGCAGAGGAATATTTATTAAAAGCAATATCTGACCAAGCTAGAGCAGGTCTTACTAGAAAAGTAGAAGACCATAATAAAAATAATCCTACTCATAGAGCAACACTTCGTATGCTAATTGCGGTATATAACAGAGGAATAGGTGCTTATAGAACTAATCCGGGTTCAGTAAGAGGTAATGTGAGTTCAGCAGAGCAATGGGCAATGGCTAGAGTTAATGGCTTTTTAAGAGCATTGAGAACAGGTAAGTTCAGAAGAAAACCTTATGACCAAGACTTGTTGCCTAGCTCACATCCATTGTCATCAAAAAAATCTGGTAACAAAGCAGAATCAGTAAGAGTAGGTCAAGCTGTAAGCTGGTCAATCAACAAAGAACCAGACCCACCTTCAGTTGTGCATGGTATTGTAACATCAGTAAATGATGATGAAGCCACAATGGAAGTATGGGCTAGATTAGAAAATGGCGACCATAAAAAGACTGATAGAAAAGTCACTATGCCAATTTCAAAGCTAAGAATAATATCAGACTTTAGACAATAAAAAACTAAAATCCGAAATCGTATCATATAATAGTTAAAACGCACATCTGAATAATCTATTGTACAATTTAAGATTGAAGGATGTATGAATAACGAATCTAAAAATATCGACATAGAGTTAAAAGATGACTCTGGTCAAGTAGAAGCAGTTTTCAGTATATTCAATTCCCTTGACAGTGATGGGGATGTTGTTATGCCGGGAGCTGTCAAATCGGGTTTTAAAAATAACCAAGTTCCAATGGTATGGTCTCACAAATGGGATATGCCTATTGGAAAAGGAACAATTGCTCAAGACGATGATAAAGCAGTGTTTAAAGGTGAGTTCTTTATGGACACCGAGTCTGGTAAAGAAGCTTACAACCTAGTTAAGAATATGGGCGATATGCAACAATGGTCATTCGGCTATAAAGTTAACGATTCAGATTTTGGTAAGGCAAACGACAAAGGTGGCGAAGAAACTAACGCTAGATACCTTAAAGACCTTACTGTATACGAAGTCTCTCCAGTACTAGTTGGTGCAAACCAAGACACATACACATTAGCTATTAAATCAAACACAGAGTTGTTGAAAGAAATAACTGATGTTAAAGGTGATGAAAAAGAATCATCTGGATGTGGAGACAATTGTGGTTGCAATCAAAAAAGTTACGGAGATGATGAAGAAGAAATGAAATCTTGTAAGTATCACGACGGTGGTCCTTGCATGAAGATGGAGGATGATAAAAAAGAAATGAAGAGTGAAGAAGATTTAGAAGTTTCACAGGAAGACAGCAAGTCTTTCTCTGAAGAAGTCAAAGATGTGCTTGCCGCATTGGATGACTTAGTAGCCCGAGCAAAAGCTATTTCTATGCTCCGTGGTGAAGATGGTAGGAAATTAGGCGTTAAAGCCACTGAAGCACTTCGTGCAGTCGCAGACGACTTGAACGATGCTTGGACCGAGATTGATGAGTTCATCGGAAATGTCGGAACCGAGGGTGCTTTAGAGTTAGAAGTAGAAGAAGAACTTGTGGAAGATGAACTAGCTGAAACAGAAGAGGTAGCTGAGGCTTCAACTGATACTATTGATGTTGAAACTGAAGTCGAAGAAGTTACTGAGGAAGAAGCACCAGCAGAGGAACCTGCTGTTGAAGAACCGGAAGATGAAGCTGCTGAAGAAGAAACTCCAGAAGATAACACTGATTCCTCTGACGAAGAATTTGACGCTGAGTGGGTAAGGGCTCAACAAATCATTGCTGAATCCTTAGCCGAAGAAATAGAAGAAGTATAAGACAAGCAAGATTGGAGAAATCTAAGAATGAGTAAAACAAATGAACTCATGGACCAAATTGCTGCTAAAAGAGCAGAATTAAAATCTGTCTTTGAAGCCAACGAAGACGGCAAGTACACCTCTGAACAAAAAGAGGAAATCAAGTCAAGAAATGACGAACTTGCTGAATTAGTTGAAGACCTTAGCATTGAGAAGAAAAAACTCGCTAATGCTAAAGCTTTAGAAGAAGATTCAAAGCCAGTTGCAGAAATGCCACTAGCTGGCGAATCAGCAGAAGTTAAATCTGTTGGTGAGCAATTTGTAAAAACCGACGCATATAAAAATTATATGGAGGGCGGTGTTAAGGGTGTAGATTCTCATATTGAGACAAAAACAACTTTGACAACTACTGGATACCCACCAGAGGTTTTAAGACAACCGGGTATCTTGGAAACAGCTCTTAGAGACCCAAATGCTGTTATATCATTATTTGATGTAATCAACACAGACCAAAACGCATTCAGCTATTTGGAAGAAACAACCTTCACAAATAACGCAGCTGAAGCTGCTGAAGGTTCTGCTGTTGGAGAAGCAGCTTTGGCTTTCACAGAGCAAACAGAAGCTATCCGTAAAATGGGTATCTTCATTCCTGTAACAGACGAATTACTTGCAGACGAAAGTGGTATCCAAGGATACATCAACTCTCGTTTACAAACAATGATAAGACTTCGTTTGGACAACCAACTCCTTAATGGTGATGGAACTGCTCCAAACCTAGAAGGTATCTTAGACGCTGGTAAAGCTTCTGTCGGTTCTACTGACTATAGCTCTTACGCAGGAACTTTAGGAAAAATTGGTGCACTTTATGGAGCAATCACAGACATCAGAGTCAACGCATTTACAGAGCCAGACGCTATTGTAATGCACCCAAGTGACTGGAATGATGTTGTGACTTCTGTAGGTGCAGACTTCGCAGGTACCTCCGGTGCTGGCTACACAGAAAAGTCACCACTTTTCGTAGCAGCTGGTGGTATGGGCGCAGGTCCTTCAGCTCAAATCTGGGGACTAAAAGTCGTTCCTACAACCGCAATTGCCGCAGGAACAGTTCTTGTTGGTAAATTCGGTGGTGGTGAAGCAGCTAACTTAGTTATGAGACAAGGTATGGAATTAGCCGTATCTGATTCACATAGCGATTTCTTTATTAAGAATCAATTAGCTATCAGAGCTACCATGAGAGTCGGTTTCCCTGTTTACAGAGAAGCAGCTTTCCATAAAATCACTAACTTCTAAAGTTAGTTTAGATTTATACATTAGAGCGGGGTTAAACCCGCTCTTTTGTTTTTATAAGGTAGAATATAAACATTATGTCAGAATATATTAAACCACAAAAAAGCATTTGGAAAATGAAAGATGGTTCTATTTGGGAAGGTCCTTTATCCGAACTTCCTAAATCTGGAGCTTCTCTCATTGCTAAAGCAGGTAAAGAATACCCAGCTGAATGGCTCAAAGAGCAAGGTTGGGGTAAAGTGGAGAAGAAAAAAGAATCTGCTCCTAAGAAAAAAGCTGCTAAAAAAGCACCAGAAACCAAAGCTATTAAACCAGAAGATACAGAAGACAAGTAAGGAGTCCTAAATGGCTCTCTGTAGCGTTAGTGATGTAGAGCAATTCTTACAGGTAGATTTAAACTCTACTGTAGAAGCTTCAGTCACAAATACTTTCATACCTTATGTTGACGCGGCTATTAAGCGTTATCTAGGTCATGATGTAGAACAAGCAACTTATACAGAAACATTCGACGGTAACGAACAACAAGACTTATTTTTAAGGCATGTTCCTATTGCTTCTATAACTTCTGTTACAGAAGATGGTAACACTCTTACTCAAGGTAATGAGAGTGACTATGTATATTACGATAACGGAAGAATGAGAAGAATAGTTATTCGTTGGTCTGGTATAAAACCTAAAAATATAGTTGTTACTTATGTTGGTGGATATGAAGCTGCTGACATTCCAGAACAAATAAAACAAACTTCTGCACGAGCCGCAGCTCGTTTAATTATGACTTCATTACAAGTTTCAGCAAAAGCTGACACTGGACAAGTTTCAAGTCACTTAGCTGACAATACTAATACTACAAACTTTGATGTTACTTTATCAGAGAGAATCGGAGATTACGACATAGCCTTTGGGGATGTAATAGTGCAAAACTTACAACCTGTTTTAACTAATGCAGATATGGCAGTATTAAACCCATTTCGTTCAAGATTCTTTGTATAATTAAAGTATGGTACACAGAAAAGCTCCTTCCCTAGAGGAAGCTAGGGAACTCTTTTTAGCAGACCCTAATAAAATGCTACAGTCATGGGCAGATGAATGGGGTGTAACACATGAAAGAGTTAGACAATTAAGAATAGAATCGGGCGTACCTCAACGCGGTGCTTATAACGAAGAAACAGCAGAAGCTATTTTAGAAATTATTCGTACAGGTAGAGGTGGTCTAACAACTCCAAGAACTTATGAAGGTCAACCTATTGGCTTAGAAAGATTCAAAACTTGGATAGAAGAAGAAGAAGGTTTGAAAGAGCGTGTTGAACAAGCTCAAAAAGAAGCTCTTAAAAATTTAAAAGACCCTATTGAGAAAGAATGCAAGTATTGTCGTGAATGGAAACCTGTAGAAGAGTATTCAAGAAATCAAAAATACCTAGATGGTCTTACTCGCTTTTGTAAAGATTGTATGATTATTTTAAAAGAGAAGAAAGAAGAACTAGGTGATGATAAAATGAAATTATGTTTATCTTGTAAAAAAGATAAGAAGACTTCAGAGTTTTCAAAAAATCCTAATGCACAAGATAAACTAAAGATATTCTGTAAAGATTGCCACAAAGCATTTAAACGAAGAAAAAGGAGACAAAGCAGAAATGCCTAGGTATGATTATCAATGTATATTACATAAATGTTCTTTTGAATGGGAAGTATCGCATTCTATTACGGAAGACCCGTTAATTAAATGTCCTAAATGTAATTCAGATACTAAAAGAAAAATTGGTAAAAATATTAGATTTGAAACACCTGTTGATGTTCAGTGGGAAAAAGACCCTAGTGATTTGTCTGAAAAATCTTTTAGACAATATAACAAAGCTAAAAAGAAAAAATATAGATGGTAATGGATAAAGGCACAGAAGAAGTTGTTTCTGGTGTTGGAAGATACTTTTTTAATTACAAAAGTTATGCAATAATTAGAGACCCAATACAACCAAAAAACTTTTTACTTGTTATGTATCTTCCTATTAGAGATTTAACTTTTGATAGACCTGCACAAAAACAATTGATACCTATACATCCTAATTGTAATATCGTAGATTACGACACAAAAGTTGCTGATGAAATAATTAAAAGTGTTAAAGAAGAATATGGAGAAAAAGGAACATTTCACTTAAAGTCACAAGGAATAAAAATATATTGTTCTGATGTAGAAGTTAATGAATCTGCTGAAAGAGTTACTGTTACTATAAAAGACGCTGACACACAAGGAATTATTGATGGAGCAAATTTATATACTCTTCTAAAAGACATGAGAGTAGAAGATGTAGCTAAAAATTCTTATATTAAAGTTGAATTAATTATTGGACATGATATGTCTTTGTCTGATGATTTAACTGCAACACTAGATAACAAATTAACATCTCGTAAAGATATTGATGTATCAAAGAAAGAACTTTCTTGGGTAGATGAAATAATTGATGAAACAGATTACAAAGACCAATTAGACGCTGTATATGTACTTGGACTTATAGATTTACTAAGAAGCAATCAATATGATGCAGAAGTAGAAAATCAACCAATATATCCTTATTGGGATAAACAAAGAGTACTAGAAATGTACAGAGATAATCCTAAAGGATATCAACAGTATAAAACTATTCTTAAAGACATTCTTTACTTATATGATTATGTAAATTTTAAAACGCAGGAAATATGGCCTTCTAAAAAAGGAAGCATAGGAAGTTTAGGTATAGCTACATCTTATAAACAAAAAGGTTATGACTTTCCTTTACTTGGTAAAAAGATGGATTATAAACTACACGACGCAGTTAGTTTTATTATTATGAATGGATTTAGGTCATTTGTAATATTTAACCCCGACGGTACAGCTAGGTGGTCAAAAGATTTTAAAAAGATACTTTCTCTTTATGAAATTATCGGTGCAGAAATAATTAACATAATTAGAGATTACAGCGCTCAAATGGGACACAACCCTCACTTGCTTGGTAAAAATAAAATGCTTTATAGCATTGTGTATAAAGAATTTATGATGGGAGATATGCTTAACCAATTTTTATAACTTTTTGTTGTAAAATACAAGCATGCCGCTCAGAGAAAGATTTTTACCAGAGACATGCACTATTCAAAGTGTTAACGAAACAAACCTTGATGAGAGAGGTTTACCCTCTGACGACTGGGCTGACTCTATTACCAATGTAAGAGCAAAGTTTGAATCAAGAGGAATACAAGAAGATAGAGATGGTAGAAACACAACTGTAGAAACTTTTAATGTGTATTTACAAAAAGGTGTTTCTGTTGTACCGGGAGATAGATTAGTTAGAGGAAGTCAATACCACGAAATTGTAATTGTAACTCCTGCACTAGATAGATATGGAAATGAGTGTTACAAACAAGTTCAAACTTTAGTTAGAACCTAATGGCTTTATTTTCAAATATTACTAAAGCTAAACCGCCTAAAAAATCTGGCGGTTCAAAATCTCAAGTATTTAGAAATGCTCTTTATTCATACGGTAAAAGAGCCGGTACAGTCAAAGTATTGCCGGGTGTTAAAAATACATCAGTCGGTATGTTTATGCAAAATTCTCGTAGAAAAGCATATCCAATAGCTAGAGCTTTAGGAACATTCTCAGCATTACAAGGTGGAAATTTAAGAGCAGAATTAATAGGTCGTGCTTCTCGTATAGCAACAGGTTCTGTTTCTGGTCGTATAATTGACCAAGCAGTAAGACCTTTAGGACTACCCCCATTCGTAGCTCGTATGGCTCGTGTTCAATTAGGTAAACAATTTAGTAGAGAAACAAAGTTTGAAAAAACAATTAGAGAAAGTATACAAGTTACATTTAATACAAAAGTAAAAGTCAATGGTAGAGAAGCTAACAGAATTGTTAAAAAAAATCCAGAAATACAAAGAGAAGCTCAAAAACTTTTAAGCATGATTGATGTAAAGCTTAGAGCGTACGCGCCAGATGTTTCTAGTGGTCAATACTTAATAGGAGTTGACGGAAGGCAATATGGTGGTGGAGCTAAATTACTAAATGAAACAGCAATGATGAGTGAAGAAAAGTTTCAACAACAAGGTATTAAAAATTATCAAGGTGGAGCTAAATACTCTTATAGAGATATTTTTGGTTTTGAAAAACCCGGAGAAGCAAGAAGTTATTTATTAGCTTCAATTGATAGACATAATGTTGTTGCCGCTAGAGGAGACCAAGATTATTTTTATTATGGTGGAATAGATGTAGGTGGTTCTACATTGTTTCCTTGGATACATGCTGTTGAGTATGGTGGAAAGTTACCTTTTTACAAAAGAACAGGTAACGAATATAAAGGAGGTAAGAGAGTTCAAGGTTATGATGAAAACTTAATGGACGCTTATAAACTAAAAAATGGATTCGGTGCATTAAAAGAAAACAAAGGCGCTAAAGCAGGTCAGTATGTACCAGATTTTAAATATATACCTCCCACAATGTTTGTCTATAGAGCTGCTTCTGACGCATTAGCTGCATTTAAAAAACAAGCTGATTTTAACTATAAAGGTGATATTGATAAGTCATCAACTTATTATTACAATAAATGGTTAGAAATTGCAAAGAAAAAAAACGGTGTGAATAATTTCTTTAAGAATGAAACTAGTTATACCAGACCTAGTAATACAAAAGACACTTTAGAAGCTTTATATAGAATGGACAAAGATAGTTCCAGAAAAGCTGATTTCTGGTCAAGAATGGAAAATAAAATTCCGGGACCAAGAGTTCAAATGGCTCATGGTAATTTTTACTCACAAGAACTTGCAGGTGCTATTGGTTTAGAACATATACCAGAAGAGTTTCAATTTAGATTTAGAGTTCCAGATATTACTAAAGACGGTGGAGAACCGCATAGTGCTAAATTCTTAGCTGAATTAGCAAAAGTTTATGTAGAAACAGGTGGAACAAAAGAGAATGTAATTAAAGCATTAGATAGAAAAATTCAACATAGTCCTCATAGAGGAAATATGTTAAGAAAAACTGGTATGAGACCAATTAATACTGAGACAAACCTTAAAAGATTTATAGCAGGTGGAGGAAGTAAGAAAACTAAACTTGGAGATACTGTATATAGAGATACTGGTAAATCTAGAAGAGAAGCAGATAGATTATATGAATACTTTAAAGCTCAATCAGCACAGATAGGAAATCTTGGAAGAAAGAATCAAAGAAGTAAAGATTACATTAGAAGTATGTATGAATTTAATGTTAGAAGAGAAGGAAGTGAAAGAATTGTATATACAAGACTTAAAAAAGGAAAGAGTAGTAACACTTCAAAAGCTAGAGAAGCTGATGGACAAATGTATGATAAATTAGCAAGGTCATTCCTATCTACTGTTGAACTTGATGAGATATATCGTCAAGCTAGCAATATGGATTTTTAGTGATACAATACAATCACTATGGCTATTAAAAAAGTAGGTGTGCAACCACATCAAGAAATGAACTTTCCACCAGACGCTGAAATTATATTTCGTGAATGGGCTATAAACACTACATCTATAACTGATGTTTGTAGTACTAGAGTTGCAACAAGGCTACCAAGAAATGCCGAGTTACCTTTTTTAACATTTTTTAATGCTGGTGGCGTAATGCACTCACCAACTGGAGACGCTGCAATAGCAAATACTGTAATTAATATAAATGCTTTTGCAGGAAGATGGGGGGGAGGAAGTAGTTCTCAACCAGATTACGCAAATGCTTATGCTTTAGCAAATGCAGTAGCTGAAGGTGCATTTAAAACAGGAAAAACTATTGTTCACACAGAAAGTACAAATACAAAAGCTGTAATTTATGGTTTTGATGTAGTTCAATTGCCAGAGAGAGTCGAAGAGACTGACACTGGATTAGGACTTTATCGGCTATCATTAAACATGTATTATAGAGGAACATAATATGAAGAAGATAAAAGTTAAGATTAACCCTTTGTTAAACAAAAGCGTTGTTAGAGATACTATCAGCGGTATTGTTTTCAAAAGTGATTGGGTGGAAATACCGGTC